AACACAGCAAGAATAAAAAAAGATGAAGATTTAGCTTCAGCAGGTAACAGCCTGACTAAACTAAACTACAACGAATACATATCAAGAGATTACGCTGTACAAGAGGATGACGTTGCATCTACAACTATCAATGCATCTGATGGCTTGTCTGCAGCAGTAACAACAATAACTGTCGCAGATACATCTGACTTTGATGCAACAGGCACTTTGTTTATAGGTGGCGAACAGATAACTTATACAGGTATAACAGGTAACGATTTTACAGGATGTACTAGAGGCGCAAACGATACAACAGCAGCAGCGATTGCAAACAGCACAACAGTTACACAGTTTTCAAAAGGTGGTATCCCTAGATTTATAGTGCGTACCCCAGATAACAATTATATACTGTACCCTTTCCCTGATAAACAATACACATTAGTCTTTGATTACTTTACATTTCCCTCTGACTTATCTGCATCTACAGATACAACCACAATACCTGATAGGTTTGCAACTGTTGTTATAGATGGTGCAGTAGCCTACGTGTATCAGTATCGTGGAGAGATACAACAATACCAAGTAAACTTTGAACGATTTCAACAAGGCATAAAGAATATGCAAACACTTGTAATAAACAAATACGACTATGTAAGATCTACATTAATGGGCGGTGCTACAACAACGTATAATCCTGTACTAAGAGTATCTTAAAATGCCAGATACATCAACATTACAACCAGCAGCTTTTAACTGTGAGGGTGGGCTAGTTCTAAACAGGTCCACCTTTCTTATGCAACCTGGTGAAGCTTTAGTTCTAGAAAACTTTGAGCCTGATGTTGAGGGTGGTTACAGACGTATAAACGGTTTTCGTAAGTTTGTTAATCAGATAGTTCCTCAAACAAACAATGCGACTGAAAAAGTTTTAATGTCAGCTAGGTTTGCTAACAGAGTTGTTGCAGCTAGGGGTGAAAGAATATATAGTTGTGGCTCTACAGAGTTGTCACAAAAAATACTATCAACAACTGCTATGTCAGGATCAGGCACACTAAACGTAGACTCCACTGCAGGTTTTGCATCTAGTGGCACACTATTGATAAACAGTGAGGAGTTTACTTACACAGGTATAACTAGCATAACCTTTACTGGTGTTACTAGATCTACATCAAGCACAACTGCAGCTAACCACGCAATAGACGATGCAGTGTCAGAGAACTGGACACAAAGAGATACAGGTAGAACCAGCGCAGACAAGTACAACTTTGAAAGATTTAATTTTGACGGTAATGAGAAGTTAATCTGTGTAGATAGTGCTAACGCTCCTGTAGTATTTAACTCATCTATGACTGCAACAGACGTAAGTGAAAGTACTGTGGCTGGTTCAAAGTTTGTAGCTGCTTTTAGAAACCACATGTTTTATGCAGGTAAGTCCTCAACACCATCAACTATAGTTTTTAGTGAGCCTTTTGATGAAGATGGATTTATCTCAGGGCAGGGGGCTGGTAGTATTAACGTAGACGATACGATAGTAGGACTAAAAGTTTTTCGTGATAACCTGTTTATATTCTGTGAGAATAGAATATTTAAACTGACAGGTTCTGGCCTATCTAACTTTGCTGTAGAACCTGTAACTAGAAACATAGGTTGTGTAAACGGTAACACTATCCAAGAGTTTGCAGGTGATCTAATCTTTCTTGGACCTGATGGTTTACGAACTGTTGCTGGTACTGCTAGGATTGGTGATGTTGAACTAGGTACAATATCTAAGAACGTGCAGTCTTTGTTTGACGAAAACATAACTGACTCTAGTCTTTTTGAAAGTGTGGTTATACCAGATAAGACACAGTACAGAATATTCTTTACAAAGGACACTGTTTCAGCAAAAAGAACTAAAGGTGTTATATGCGTTATGAAAGGCGATGGCTTTGAGTTTGCTGAGTCGCTAGGTATTAAACCGTCATGTTCAGACACGCATGTAGAAGCAGGAGATGTAATAGTTATACACGGTGGTTTTGATGGATTTGTACATAGGCAGGAAAAAGGTAATAGCTTTGATGGCACAGCTATACTAGGCAGATACAGAAGTCCAGATTTAAACTTTGGAGATGTAGGTGTAAGAAAAACAATGCACAGAGTTATTCTTAACTACAAGCCTGAAGCTAACATCAGCGCAGATTTACTTTTAAGATACGACAACGATAGTGTGGGTGCATCAAGACCTGCAGCTTACAGTTTAACAACCGCCACAGTGGGAGCACAGTATGGTACTGCTGTTTATAGTACCTCCTCTTCTACTACACAATTTGTTTATGGTGGTGGTTCACAGCCTCTAGTAAGACAACCTGTAGAAGGTTCCGGTTTTACTGTTGCGCTAAAGGTAGATGATAGTGGTGAATCTCCACCATATTCACTAAAAGGATTTCAATTAGAATATCAAGTAGGAGCTAGACGCTAATGGGTGCTACATACACAAGACAGTCCACGTATACAGAGGGTGACATAATCCAAGCATCAGACACGAATGACGAGTTTGATCAGCTTCTTGCCGCCTTTGCTGCTAGTACAGGACATACACATGATGGTACAACAGGAGAGGGAGGCCCGATTAGTACACTAGCAGGGCACGGACTAACCTTTGGTGCTGGCACTGCAGGTACAGACATTACAATTACCTTTGATGGTGAGACTAATGACGGTGTGTTAAAATGGATGGAGGATGAGGACTACTTTGAGTTTTCTGATGATATACTGGTTGCTTCGTCAGAAAAACTCCAGTTTCGTGATACTGCTCTTTATATTAACTCTAGTACTGATGGTCAGCTTGATATTGTTGCTGATACTTTGGTTCAAGTTGCCACTGCTGCATTTACTGTGGACGCAAGTGGAGACATTACTTTAGACGCAGGTGGAGCAGACGTTGTACTAAAAGATGATGGAACTACGTTTGGTAGTTTGACTAACAGTAGTGGTGAGCTTGTAATAAAGTCTGGATCAACACCGACAGCAGCATTGACATTTAGCGGTGCTAATATTACTGCAGAGGGTAACTTAACTGTAGATGGTAACTTAGATGTAACAGGTACGTTTGATCTTAGTGACTCTAACTTTACCAACGCAGGTAACATACAACTAGACAGTATCTCTGGAGATGCAGATACTAACACAAGTATTACGTTTAGCGGATCAGATGTAATCACAGTTGCGACAGGTGGCACTACATCTTTTACTGTAGATGCAAGTCAAAACATTTTAATGAATGCCGCACAGAAAGTACAGTTTAGAGATACTGCACTTACTATCCACTCCAGCGCAGACGGTCAACTAGATATCAATGCTGATACTGAGCTTGAGATAACAGCACCTACTGTTGACATCAATGCTAGTAGTGAAGTAAACATTAGTAACAACTTAACTGTTGGTGGCACTACTACACTTGGAGCTACATCTTTTGGAGATGCCAACATTACAAATGTAGGTAGTATTGCTCTTGACACTATCACTAACGATGGAACTGATATCACGTTAGACTCAGGCGGTGACATCATACTAGACGCTGCAGGTAACGAAGTATTCTTTAAAGCGTCTGGTACAACAATACTTGAACTTAAAAATGATTCTACTGATGCAGTGTTTACAGTAAGCACAGCAGACAAAAACTTTACTATCAAAGGCACAGATGGTTCTAGTGCTATTACTGCTCTTGACATTGATATGGCTCTTGCAGGTAAAGCTACGTTTAACGGTGATGTAGTTGTAGGTGGTGATCTTACTATTAGTGGTGATGATCTTACAATGGCTACTAATACTGCAGGTGCTTTACTTATTGCAGACGGTACAAACTTTAATCCTACTGTAGTAACTTCTTTGTCAGAAATCTCTACAGTAGCAGATGATGACGTATTTTTAGCTGTAGATACTTCAGGTGGTGGTCTTAAAAAGATTACTAGGTCTACTGTTATTGCAGGTACAGGTGTAGCAGGTAACATATCTAATATTGTAGAAGATACTTCACCACAGTTAGGCGGTTCTCTAGATGTTAATGGAGAGGATATTGTATCTGTATCAAATGGTAACATAACACTAACACCGAATGGTTCAGGTGTTGTTAGGATAGATGGTTCTAACGGTATTGATATGCAGTCGGGTGCTATCTCTATTAAAAACTCTGGAGCACAATCATACGTTAGATTTTATTGTGAATCCTCCAACGCACACTATGCTCAATTACAAGCTCCTGCTCACTCAGCATTTAGTGGAAATATAACACTAACACTACCTGCTACCACAGATACTTTAGTAGGTAAAACTACCACAGACACACTAACAAATAAAACCTTTGGTGACAATGTAAGCTTCGGTGATAACAACATCACTAACGTTGGTGACATTGCATTAGACTCTATTAGTGCTGACGCCACAGATATTAACGTAGCTGTTACTGATAACTCTGCTACTGCATTTACAATCAAACAAGGTTCTGACAACTACCTTGTAATTGACACAGGTAACAGTAGTGAGTCTGTTGCTATTGGTACAGGTGTATCTGGCACAGCTATTACACTAGGACACAGCACCTCAGAGGTTACAGTAGCAGACAACCTAACAGTTACAGGTAACTTAACTGTATCAGGTACAACCACAACAGTGAACTCTACAACTGTAAATCTTAATGATCACAATATTGTTCTTGACAGTGGTAACAGTACCTCTGCTGTAATCAACGGTGCAGGTATTACAATAGAAGGTGGTAGTGGTGATGACGCTACATTTACATACAACACCACAGGTCCAAAGTTTGAGTTGAAGCTAGGTTCTAGCCATGAAGATTTACAAGTTGACCAACTTATAGCAGCCTCTTTAGATATCTCTGGTGATGTAGATGTAGACGGTACACTTGAAGCAGATGCAATTACAGTAAACGGAACTGCTCTTAATACAGTCATAGCAGGTGTTACTGTCACTGATGCAACAAACTCTGCACACGTACTTGTTACAGACAATGAAAACACAAACGAAGACAACTTAATTACATTTGTAGAAAATGCTACATCTAGCACAGGCAATGTAGGCTTGGAGATGGATGGAGATCTAACCTACAATCCAAGCACAGGTAACTTGACAACAACAAAAGTTACAGCTAACGGTGGTGTAATTGTTGACAACATAACTATTGATGGCACAGAGATTGATCTTAGCTCTGGAGACTTGACAGTTGATGTAGCTGGTGATATAATACTAGACGCAGGTGGTGGTGATATAAAGTTTGCTGCTGCAGGTACAGAGATACTCAGTGTCACTAACTCATCTAGTGATGTAATTATTAAACCTATCGTGGATGCTAAAGATATAATCTTTCAACAACGAGATGGTACAGAGGTAGCTAGGGTAGAGGACAATGGTACGTTTAACGTTGTCACAGATAAACTAGCAATAAACGGAACTGCTGTTACTTCTACTGCTGCAGAGTTAAATATACTTGACGGTGTTACAGCAACAGCATCAGAACTAAACTTATTAGATGGTGGTACTTCTGTTGGTAGTTCAATAACAGTAGCAGATGCTGATGGTTTTGTAGTTAATGATGGTGGGACAATGAAAACTATTCCTGCAACAGATGTAAAAACTTACGCTGCAGGTAGTGCCGCTACTAAAGGATTTGCTATCGCTATGGCAATAGTATTCGGGTAAAAAAGGAAAAGGTAAATGACCGTAATAAATCTAATTAATGTAACAAGTATTACACCTAC